CATCAGCGACCGCATTGTGATCATGTTTTTCGCCGCGACGTTGATCCACGGCGAGACGACCGGATAGCCGTTGCGCGACGTGAGGACCGATCCCTCGTGCGCGATCTTGTCGGTCGCCTCCCGCCATGACGCGAACGCGCGGCAATACATCGCGAGCGCGTCGGCGTCGAGGACCGTCAAGAGCCCGTTATCCGCGAGGAGCGGCGCGAGTCGCCGCCATTCCTCCCGGGCGACTCGGTCCAACCACGGCGGCGGGTCCACCGTCGCCGGGAGCGCCTCGGGCGTCGGTTCGTTGGTCGGCAACGGGCGCTTGCCCGGGTTCCCGCGGAGCATATGCAACGCGGTCGGGAGTCGCTTGCGTCCCCTCATACATCCTCGCCCGTTCCCACGCGCACCCGCGCGTCATCCCCGCGTAACCGTTCGAGCATCCACCGATCATTCCCGACGATGACGAGCGCGCGCGCGCCCGGCCCCTCGATGGCCTCGACCACGGTCCGCGGTCGTCGGTCGTCCTTCGCGCGGAGCGTCGCGAGCGCGACGGCGAACGCGTGCAACAATGGATCGGTGATCGGAACGGTCGGCCGAGGAATGCGCGAAATTGCACGGCTCACGGGGAATTGGTTTGGAAGGGTCCGCGCCCGGAACATCGAGTCGCCCCCCCTCCCGCGTCGTCGTCGGTCGTTCGTCATTTCACAAACCCGCGCGCGTTTTGCGCGTGCCGCACGCGGCACAGAGCGATTGCCAATTGTTTGCCTCGTCCCAAAACAGATCGACGTTGCCGCGATGCGGGACGACGTGATCAACTTGCGTCGCCGGAGTGAGACGCCCCCCCTCGTAACAGTCCGACATCACGGGCGCGCGCTCGCCGGGCCGCATCCCACAGAACGGGAACCGCTCGCGAAACAACGAGGCGCGTAACTGCCACTGGTAGGTATACCCCCGGGCGTTGTTGTTGGCGCGTTGTTGATTGTAGTGCGTGCGATGACGAGGGCACCGGGTGACGCCGGGTTCGAGGAGCGCCTCGCAATGCGGGACCGGGCACGGATGGACCGCCATCAGACGCGGAACTCTCGGCCGCACGTCGTACAGATGCGGATCAAGACGAGGTCAGTCGCGCGCTTCGGCGTACTTGGCGCATGGCAACAGGGCGACGGAAACAGGATCATCGGATCAACCGTGTCGTCGTCGTCCTCGGGTGCGACGCCCGCGGTGACGGCATCGAGGGCGTACTCGACAATCGACAGGACCTCGGCTTGTGTTTGACGGCGCACGTCGAGCAGGACACTGAGCGAGGCGACGAGGGCGTCCTCGTGCGCGAGGGTGCGCGTCGTCTCGACCAACGTCTCGGCCTGATGTTTGAGGCGCTCGAAATCATAGGCGGCGGTTGTCATCGTGATCCCTTCCGGCGACGGCGCGGCGGTCGCGTGACCGGGCGCACGGGCCGCGCGGCGTTGCGCCGCATCAGATCCTCCCATTCAGTCAACGTCCGCGCCATCGCTTGCACGCGGAGCGGGACACAGCCCGCGGCGAGGTCGAGGACGTCGTCGGCGTTGACGAGGAGATAGAACTCCTCATCGTGTTCGGCATTGCGCCGGGCGACCTCGGCGGCGACGTCGGTCGAGAGGTACGGCATCGCTCACGCTTTCAGCACGAGCGCGAGGAATTGGACGAGGACCCACAACGCGAGGCCCGCGGCGAGCAGGTTGACGCGCGAGGCGACGCCGAACGTCGCGAGGACGAACAGCACGAACGCGACCGCGAGCAGGAGCATCGTGAGGATCGGCGACATGGTTCACACCCTCCAAATCGAAACGGTTACGGCATCGCCTCATCCGGCGCGAACGCGAGCGGCGCGGGGAGAAACGGCCGCACGCGTTGAATCCGGCGCGCGGCCTCCTCGGTCCCGCGGATGTCGAGCACGTCGCCGATCCCGGCGACGAGGACCTCGCGCGCGGTCAATCGGCGGCGGAGATGAAACGCCGCGGGCGCGTCCTCGGACCACTCGCCGAGGGTCGCATCGCCGACGCCTGTGAGCGCCGCCCGTGCGAGGCCCGCGCGTTGCCAGTTCAGGAGCGGCGACCGCGAGGCGATTGAGGCGTGCCAAACTGGCCCGCCGAACCCACTCTCGATTCACTCATAGCCGGTATTGACCGTGAGGACGACGCTAAACATCCCGCCCGGGAGCGCGCGCCCGAACCGCGGATGCACGCACTCGCACGCGAGGCGGCACGAATAATCGAGCGCGATTTTTTGATACTTGTTCATCGGTCCCCTCAACGAGAAACCCGAGGACCCGCACCCGGTCACGGATGCGGGCCTTGGTTGTGCGGTGTTACGTCGGGAGTTGCGAGGGTTCGCCGCCCGGCGCGATGGGATGGGTCGGTGTTTCGCCGCCCTCGCCGCCGCTCGCCGGAGGCGCGCCGCCGACCGGGATCGCGACCCATCCAAAGACGGGCGACCATCCGACGACGTACCCGCCACCGGAAATCGGATTACTCACTTGTGGCGGCGCGACGCCGCCCCAATAGCCGGGAGGTGTGCCGCCCGGCGCGATGGGATGCGACGGCATCGGCGGTGCGACGCCGCCCCAGTACCCCGGAGGCGCGCCGCCCGGCGCTATCGGGTTCGTCGGAAACACGGGGACGTTCACACCGGGCGGGAGATAGATCGGCGGGGTCGGCGTCGGCAACGGTGCGCCGCCCCAGTACCCCGGAGGTGTGCCGCCCGGCGCAATCGGGTGCGAGGGCATCGGCGGCGCAACGCCGCCCCAGTACCCCGGAGGCGTGCCGCCCGGCGCTATCGGGTTCGTCGGAAACACGGGCACGCCCACGCCGGGCGGATAGTAAATCGGCGGCGTCGGCGTCGGGAGCGGCGCGCCGCCCCAATAGCCGGGCGGCGGTCCACCGGGCGCGATGGGATGCGACGGCGATCCGCCGCCGTTGCCGACGGGCGTGACTAACGCAAAAAATGGTTGCATGAATAATCTCCTCTGTTGACGATTTGCGGTTTACTCGCGTACTCGTGTACTCGCGTACTCCTTTCGGTTAGAGGTTCCATCCGTCGGGCAAGCGCCCGCCGTTGCCGTAGCCGCGGACGACCATCCGCCCGGGCGCACACTGGAACTCGTAGCCCTTGAGGTCGCCGGTCTCCTCGTCCGAGACGCGGCCGTCGCCGTCGAGGTCGTTGTTGTATTGTTTGGTCGCGACGGTTTCCCATCCGACATACCAGATCGGATGACCGCGCCCACTCTCCGAGAGGCCCCACAATCCGCCCGGCGCGAGCCGGTCGAGGCCGTCGGTCGCGCGCGCCGCCATCATGCCCGCGGTCCACGACGGATCGCACTGGTACAAAATCCCATCGACTTTCCCGTAGTTCGCGCGCCAGAAATCGGTCGGCGTCTCGTCGTTCGCTTGCCACGAAATGTAGTGTGGAAAAAAGTGGAGCATGATCCGACACCGGTCGCCGATGAACGCGGCGTCGTGATCGATCATCGCGCGCACCGTCGGCGGGTCCCAATGGTTCATTTCCCATGCGGGCGTCTCGACGTGCATCGCGCCGCGGTCGAGGAGGCGGTCAATGAGCGCGTCCATCGCCGGGAGGTCGGGCGGTTTGGGCGTGTAGTACTTCGACCGCATCAGGTGATGGACGAATAACCCGGCGCGCGCGCACCGTTCCGCCATCGCGACGTACGCATCCTCGCTCGTGCCCACCGAGAAGGAATCTTGCGGCGAGATGGAGATATGCGTATAGCCGCGGCGGAGGTGTTCCTCGATGATGCGGTCCTCGAACGCGCGGCCGTAGCGGTCGAGAAAATACGTCAAGACGCGTGCTTGTGCCGGGCCGCTCGCGCCGCCCGGGACGAGCGGGAGGTCGGGAATCGTGATCCCCCACGCGTTGCCCCGCCACCATCCGACGTCCTTCGGCGGCGGCGGTTCGCGGAGGACGGTGTAGACCGGGAGCGGCGCGCCGGTTTCCGCATCGACCGAGTCGGGGTCGAACGGCGGGAGCGGATCGCGTGGCACGACGGCGACGGGCGGCGGTCCCGCACTCGCGCCAGAACTATAGAGCGCCGGTCTCATGTCTGCCCTCCTTGCCGATTTCCGTCGCGATCCACTGGCGCACCATCCGCAGACGCCATCGCCGCGGAAACAACGCAAGCGCCCATCGCGGCGCGTAACACACGAGCGCGAGATAGAGCCTCACGGAAGACGCTTGAGCGAGTACGTAAACCCTTTGTCTTGCGGGCGCGTTTTGAACGCGACGAGCGGCCCCTCGACGTCGCAGCGCCCATAGACGCCGCGCCCCTCGACCCATGAAAACCCCGCATGCTTGCCCGGGTACTGTTCGAGTTGTTTCCCATCGGCGGCGAGGAGACGCGAGACGCCGTCGCTCGTTTCGATGGTTGCGATTTCCAACCCGCCCGCGTGCGTTTCGAGGACGCGCCCGTTGGCCGGGTCCACGAGATAGACCTCGCGCGTCGGGTCGGTGACATCGGGGGAGAGCAGATACCCGCCGCCGTTCTCGCTCGTCGTGTTCGCTTCCGGTTTTTTCGTCGGCATCGGTTCGATCCTTTCGGTTTACTGAATCCTGAGCGCTCGACGCGCGGCCTCGCGCGCTTCGTTGAGTCGCGCCATCGTCTCGACGTTCCCGCCGCGGTCGGGATGGGCGTCACGCGCGCGGCGACGGAACGCCTCCTCGACATCATCGAGGGTCGCGTTCGGCGAGACGCCGAGCACGGTCCACCACTCGACGCCGCTCTCGAGTGGCGGGAGCGCGAGGTACCCGCGGAATGCCTGCTCGATTTTGCCGACGCCGTAGCGTTCGATCCGACGGAGGGCGTCAATGTGCTGCGCGAGCGCCGCGACGTTGTCGGCGACGCGGTCCCATCGGTCGCACGCAAGGCAAATCGGTTGCCCCTTGAGCGTGAAATAGACGGCCGCGCCGACGTCGAGCGGTTCGCGGGCCTCGATGCGGGGGACGCCGTCGAGGCGGAGGCGGAGATTGGTCGAGAGGATCGCGCCCGCGCCGTCGAGCCGGTCGATTTCGGTTTCGAGGCGTTGCGCCGCTTCGGCGACCGAGAGGGCGCGCCGCTTCTCGATGATGCGGTCGCCCATCGCGACCCGTTGCGTCTTGCCGAACTCGGCGCGGCGGCGTTCGCTCGTGGGCGTGCGCGTCCATCCGAGCGGCCACGCGAGCGGATACCGATCCACGCTACTCACGACACGCGCCTCCTCATGGCCGCGGTGCGGGTTTCCGTTTGCGCCATGCCCGGGCATCGGGGCACGTCGCGAAATGCGACGGCGTCTCGATAGCGTCCATCATCCGCCCGTTGTCGCCGCTCGTCGTGTGCGCGACGAGGACGGGGACGTCCAGCGGGACGTGCTTCCCGCTCTCGACAATCGTCGCCCACTCAATCGGCTGCCGACAGGAGCGGCATTGACCGCGGACCCGCGACGCCGTCCACACGATGATCACGACGACCCTCCTCCTCGCCGCGGCGGCGGGTTGAACCATTGCGCGCACCATCGACACCGCCATCGGCCATCGGGGCCAATCGCGACGCGCTCGTGAAACCCGGCCCGCCATCCGGCGCACCCGCTCGCCCATGAACGCGGATCGGCCGTCGTGAGGGGCGGCGGCGGGTCCTCGACCGGCGCACGCGCGAGGCGTTCGTCCTCGTTCCCGCCGTGGGCGGCGTCCACTTGCGCGCGTCGTCGCTCGTCGCCTTTACTCACGCGGGGCCTCCGTCGGCGGCGGGTCCTCACGCGGCGCGGGCACGTCGCGCGGGTCCTCGAACATCGGCGGCGGCGGCGCGCCGGGATCGCCGGTCGGCGTGTCGGTCGCCTCGTCGTCGTCGTCGCCGTTGTCGTCGTCATCGTCGTCGGGCGTTTCGCGTTTGCC